TAGTCTGGTTGAAAATAAGGTAATATCTGTTCTATAATTTGTAAACCACTTTCAGCAGTGGCCGTAAAAGAGTAAAGATTTAAAGAAATATTATAAGGCACAGGATTATATTGATAATCCATTACGTCACCTCTATCACTTCTTACTGAACGAAACTTACCAACTTTTTGTAATTTACGAGATGAGTCATAAGAGATGCCTGATATTTCAAAACCCATACGAGGTAATGTAACCGCAACACTTCGATTATCTAAATCGGCCTGTTGTTCTAATCGTGTTAAAAACTTTTCTTTTGGTGAATAGGCCAAAGGTACTTTAATAGATTGTACAACATTATTATTACTGTCTGTTCTATGTATAGTAATGTTGTTAAAAATTGTACCAAAGGCAACAACAACTTTTCTTAATGATTGATGATAGAAGTGCTTACCGAACATTATATTTTATGACCCCAACGTTTTAGATTTGCAAAATTAGTTTCTAAACCACATTTTTTACACTTCATTTTTTTATTTAAGTGATTTGCTCTTTCGTTTATATTTTTAGAATTTAAAGCAGCTATTCTCATATTTTCTCTTGCTTCTTTGGGTATAATCATACCTTTAAGTGCTTTTGATATTTTTTGTTTTGTTTCGAGTGTTCTTTTTTTACCTCTATTTTTTTCTGCAATTTTTTCAACAATATGTTTAGGCATTTTAAAATCTCTAATACCATCACCTCCAGATGTTAGATTATAATGAGGTTTTAATTTTTTGATATAATAAGGTTCTCTAGTTTGCCAACCATATTGATAATTTTTTCCACTTTCTATAACTTCATATTTGAAATTATCTTCACCATATTTTCTTATTGCATTATATAATGGTCTATTTTCATTTTTAGAAAATGCCCTAGATTTGTGAGCAGAAAATCTATATTTAGATTTTGTCACTCCTATATAAAACTTATTGTTAACTTTATTTGTTACTTTGTAAATATTATACATTAAAATCCTTCATCTACTTCGCCGAACGGGTTACGTTCCTCGAAATCTAATATATCGTCTAGTGTGCTTGTTGTACCAAAGCCTGCGTCTGACTCATATGTGGCATTATCAGCATAGTTTTGTGATTGTGTAGCAAGATTATAACTTTCATCTATTAGATAGTTAATCTCACCTGTAGTTGATTCTAATAACATAGCACCACTTGCGTCTGTGTTTTCTGATATAGTAACCGTTGGTGATAATCCTAAATAACTTGAACCATCTACAGCAATGGTCACACTGGTAACAACACCATTCGTTAAATTAGCAGTTGCGGCCGCTGTGACAGCACTACCTGGACTTGAAACTGTAACACTTGTAATTGACGCTACATCTGTCATAGCAGCATCTGGTGTAATAGATGTTAATTGACCATTAGTTAAACCTGCTGATGAATCTTCGTTTGTTTTTGTTGTACTGTCTGTTGCTAAATATACAACAGTTACAGTAGGTGTTACACTATATCCACGACCTGCATTTGTAATTGTAAATGAACTTAAAGTATTTCCTGTTAGATTACCTGATGCTGTTGCGTTAATTGTAGCAGACGGTGCTGAAATTGTAAGTGTTGGTGCCGTAACATATCCTTCACCACCTGATACAACAGGTATAGAAGTAACAACGTCACCAGTCACTACTGGATTTCCTAATACTGCACCAAACGTACCACTTTCTAATGATGTTTGATAGAGTAATTGGTCAAGTGAACGATTGGTTTCTAATTCATCAATCTCATTTTGACCTGTATTAAATCTTTCTGAACTGTATTCAAATCTAGTTGTTTTAAGTTTGTAAACTGGTAGATTACCTAATTGAAAGAATGGCTCTTGGTCTTCAACAAACTGTATTTCAAAAAATGACTTCATTAAAGGAAAGTATATTAAGTCACCTTCGTTTGGTCGGCCATCAGCAATCAATGTATGTACTGAGTCAACTTGGTCTTGCCATCTTCGTTTAGATAACATAAACGTTGTATCTTCTCTTATTTCTAAACCAAATTTAGAAACTAATTCTTGTTCACCTGCAAAACCTTCAGTTGTTTCTATGTACATTTCTAATAGATACGAGTCATCAAATTTAGAAAGGACATCTTCTCCTAAAACTAAATCCTGATTGACTAATGTTCTTGGTAAATAGTAAACATCGTGGCCGTAGATTTTTAGGCCTTCGATAATTAAATCTTCGTGTAATCTTTTTTCAGAATCACTTCCGATTCCGTTCCCTCCCTGGAAGTAATGATTCACGCTCACTATACTATCTCACCCTTTCTTTTAGCCCACCAAAGTTTAATTATTTTAGACATATTTTTTTTGTATTTAACCGTTCTATTAGATGAAGCTTCAGATAATTTTTTTTTATGTTCCTCAGAAAGAACTTTACCTTTATGAGCTTTACTCATCTGCTCTCTTTGGTAGTCAGATAATTTTATACCTAATTTTGATTTACGAATATTATCACACCATTCTTTACTTCTTTTTATATTGGACATCTTTATACTTTTTGCCTTTGCACCTTCTTTAGTAAAAGACATAGACCTATCACCACCTTCACCACCTGGTGCTAAATTCATTTCAGGTTTTAATTTTTTTATCCAATAAATCTCACGCTCATTTAACTTATTTACATCATTAACGTATTCTATAACACGAGTTGTAAG